GCTGTACCCGCATTGGCTAAGTCTGATAGGTTGCTTGTCTTTACTAATTTTTGACCTAATGAAGTCGCAGTTGTTGTAGCAAAGTTAGCATCATCCCCCAAAGCGGCGGCTAATTCATCTAGTGTGTTAAGTAAAGATGGCGCGCCAGTTGTTATTGCTGTTATTGCAGAAGCGTTTGTCGCTACTTCTGCATCTACATAAGCCTTGATTGATTGTTGAGAAGCAGCAGCAGTAGCACTATTACTAGCCATGTTATCTTCATCTTTTAATGTCAATTGAGTGTTCGTATTAGTATCGGTTGAAGTAATAGTTACTGCACCACCTGACTCAGTTATTGTTACATTACTACCTGCTGTAAAGGCTAGAGTCTCAGTAGAACCTAGTGTATTACCCCCTGCGGTAATTGTTCTGAAGGTATTATCGTTTGCCGTCATATCATCTACGACAAAATTGATTCTACCGTTGGTATCATCATAGGCAACACCTATCCTTGTTTCTGTTCCTACTAACATACCGCCAACAATATCTTGGACTTGTTCTGTTGAAAGTTGTGTATTAGTATTAGTGTCAGTTGAAGCAATTGTGACAGCACCACCGCTTTCTGTTATAGTTACATTAGACCCTGCTGTAAAAGCTAATGTTTCTGTTGAACCTAATGTATTCCCACCCGCAGTAATTGTTCTAAATGTATTATCATTTGCGGTCATATCATCAACAACAAGATCTATTGTTCCGTCACCATCTTGGTAAGTAGCAGAGATTCTTGTTTCAGTATTAGAACCAAACATCGCCCCTACTATATCTTGAACGGCTTCAGTTGAAAGATTAGTATTTGTATCAGTAGTATAACCGTAAGAAAGTATCTTGTCTTGTATTGCGGCTGAAGTCATTAGTGATGTATCGTTATCAGCAAAAGATTCCGAGCTAATTTGAAGGCTATTTGCAGCAAGCTCCGAAACGGTCAAACCTGCTACATTCAATGTAGCACTTCCAGATGTAGCACCACCAGTCAATCCTGTTCCAGCTACGACAGCCGTTATGTCGCCCGAACCCGAACCGAAGTTTTGAGCTTGAATGTAATCATAAACTACATCTCCTGTGATTAAACCCGCATTACCATTGGCAACCGCACCTGTTCCTGATAATGTTGCTGCTGTTCCTAATCCTAAGTTACTTCTAGCTGTACCTGCATTAGTCAAATCAGATAAGTTACTAGACTTTACTAATTTTTGACCTAATGTTGTTGCAGTAGTAGTTGCGAAATTAGCATCATCACCCAATGCGGCAGCAAGCTCATTAAGCGTATCTAATGCGTCAGGTGCGCTATCAACAATACTTGCTGTTTTGCTATCCACATAAGCTTTGATTGATTGCTGTGATGCTGCTGCCGTAGCACTATTAGTAGCCATATTATCTTCGTCAAGAAGAGTTAGCTGAGTGTTAGTATCTGCTGTCATGTCATCTACTACGAAATTAATCCTACCGTTTGTATCATCATAAGTAACACCGATTCTTGTTTCAGTACCAACCAACATACCGCCAATAATATCTTGAACTTGTTCAGTAGAGAGTTGAGTGTTTGTATTTGTATCTGTTGAGGCTATTGTTACCGAACCACCGCTTTCGCTAATTGTAACATTAGAACCAGCAGTAAAAGCAAGTGTTTCTGATGCCCCTAATGTATTTCCACCTGCGGTTACAGTCCTAAACGTATTGTCATTAGCGGTCATGTCATCCACTACTAGATTTATTTTACCTGCCGCTACGCCACCATCAACATAAGTAGCAGAAATCCTAGTTTCAGTATTAGAAGCAAACATCGCCCCTACTAAATCTTGAATATATTCTGTATCTATATCATTTCTTAATAAGACCTGACCTGAATGATCGGGAAAAGCCCATATCCTGTTATCAGCCTGTGGGTTGAGCCATGAAAGTGCGCCTACATTTGTATCACTAGCACTTCCTGAAATTATAAAGCTAGACGCACTTACTTGACCCGCAAAAGTCGCTTTATGACTAACAGTAGTCCCAATGTTAAAATCAGCACCTATGCTTGCATTCAACGCAGATGCTACATCAGCAGTAGTAGTGGTATTGGTATCTGCTGAAGCAATTGTAACGGTATCACTAGACGCATTAGTTGTTAGTGTTACATTAGAACCTGCGGCAAACGTAAGTGTATCAGTAGTGGCATCTGCGACTAGGTTATCTTGCCCCGATACTGCTATCGTGTTGAAAGCATTCTGATTGTTCTCTCCGCCAGCACCCGCCGCTATCCAAGTAAATCCACCACTTGCTTGATCATAACTTAGAAGATAGTTATCTGTTGGTGAATTGGTTGCGTTCAGATGCGATTCATCAACAGCTCCATCTTTTAATTCTGAGCTATCAATAGCATTAGCATCAATCTGCCCTGCGGCAACTGAGTCAAGAGTAGCTAATGCACCAAGAGCTGAACCGCCTAGATTTATTGCATCTGCATATACTACACCATCAAAATATGCGTCTTTGAACTTGAAAGTGCTAGAACCTAAATCGTAATCATTGTTTGTTGCGGGTCTTACGAAGCCATCAAGGAAATGAACTTGATCATCACCTGTGACTACAATCATCAATCCTTTTCTTTGATTTGTATTATCGTCTATTGCGGCTCTAAGTCCAGTATCAGTCCAACCTGTGGCATAAAATGAAAAGCTTGGATGCGTATTTGCACCTTGTCCTGTACGAATTATACCATTATATTGGCCGCCTACTGTTAGTAATTCCGTGCTATTAGAAGTTGTATATGTCAAACCCTGATGGCCTGTAATGCTTGTGCCGTTACCAAATGCAACTTGTGTATTGGCTATGCTTCCTTGAATCCCAGTTGCAGCGGCAACAAGATCTATTGTTCCATCTGAATCTTGATATGTAGCTGTAATATTTGTTTCAGTATTACTAGAAAACATAGCACCAACTATATCTTGCACTTGTTCATTTGACAATTGAGTGTTGGTCGTGAAAGTTAGATTATTCTGCATATAGGTCTGCAATACAGATGTATCCATTCTCTTTAGTGAACCGGCATCGCTAATCACAAACTCATCTGTGCTTACTAATCCACTTGTGATTGCGGTTTGCCCTGTTATATCACCAACAACAAAGTTAGATGCCCCACTAGATGCGAAGTTTTGAGCTGCGATGTAATCATACACAGCATCTCCTGTTACCAAACCTGCATTACCGTCAGCTACCGCACCAGTCCCTGCTAATGTTGATGCTGTTCCTAACCCCAGATTCGTTCTAGCTGTTCCCGCATTTGCTAAATCAGATAGATTACTAGCCTTTGCGAGCTTAGTGCCGACACTTGTAGCGATTGTTGTCGAGAATGAAGCATCATCACCTAACGCGGCGGCTAATTCATTCAAAGTATTCAATGCAGCCGGAGCTGTATCAACCAATCCAGACACTTCTGCATCCACATACGCCTTGATAGATTGCTGACTTGCTGCTGATGTTGCACTATTCGTAGCCATGTTATCTTCATCTAACAAGGTCAATTGGGTGTTAGTATCAGTTGATGTAATCGTTACTGCACCGCCACTCTCAGTAATGCTAATGTTTGAACCTGCCGTGAAAGCTAAGGTTTCGCTAGCGGAGAGTGTATTGCCGCCCGCAGTAATGGTTCTGAAGGAGTTAGTCATGTCATCAACGACAAGATCTATTGTTCCATCACCATCTTCGTAGGTGGCTGAAATCCTTGTCTCGGTATTACTTGAGAACATAGCACCTACAATGTCCTGAACCGCCTCGCTCGTCAATGGTGCGCCATCTAAGGTAGTCACAACATCTATTGTTCCATCGCCATCATCATAGGTCACAGCAGTATTGGTTTCAGTATTGCTCGAAAACATAGCACCTACAATATCTTGGATTGTTTCTGTAGCTAAATTGATTGTAGCATCGCCTGTATTCGCACCACCTGTGAGATTTGTTCCGGCAATTACCGCAGTTATATCTCCACCACCTACACCAAAACCATAGGACTCAATCTTATCTGCAATAGCCGCAGAAGTCATCAATGAAGTGTCATTATCGGCAAAGGACTCACTACTAATCTGAAGGCTATTGGCCGCTAATTCACTTACAGTCAATCCACTAACATTTAGGGTAACTGTTCCCGATGAACCACCACCTGATAACCCCGTTCCAGCTACAACACCTTCTATATCTGCTGCATTTGTAGCTATTGTAATCGTTTCTCCGCTATGAGCTAATGTAATATTAGTACCTGCTACAAGAGTAATGTCGTCATTACCTGAACCACTACCCCCTGCTGTAAGACGAATAATTGCATTATCACCCGAATCAACAGCACTAATCGAATATGTTGTATCTGTATCTGTTACAGATTCAGTAGCTGAAGCTATACTTGTTACATGACCATCTGAATCAAGAGTAATATCTTGTATGTATGTTCTGCCACTATTATTGACTGAGTTTGCACCACTTATGTTAGGGTGAGCTGAAGCTATGGTTATCTGATCCGGAGATGTTGAAGTATCTGGTGTTAAGGTAATATTAGACCCTGCTACTAACTTAACAGAAACTGTACCTGAACTACTACCCCCTGCTATTAAATCAATAAGAGCATCATTTGAGCTGTCTGATGCAGCTAAGGTGTAAGTGGTGTTCGTATTACCCGAAGAAGTATCTATGGAATCCTGTAAATCATCCAAAGTCATGTATTTCCATGCAGATGCAGATTCATCCCAAAGCAGAATCTTATCATCGGTAGCATCTGATGATTCATTTAATTGAGTTAGAGAAGCAGGGTCAATAAGACCAAGTGTATCTCCTGTGAGTGTTAGTGGTGAAGAAACTGCAAGATTAGTGTTAGAACTAATATCTATACTAGATAGTGTAGCCAACGAACCTAATCCTAAATTACTTCTTGCCGTAACTGCATTCGCTAAATCTGATAAATTACTTGATTTCGCAAGTTTGGAATTAACGGTATTAGTTATAGTAGTATGAAATGAAGCATCATCATTAATTGCTGCAGCAAGCTCATTGAGTGTATCTAACGCACCCGGAGCTGAAGCTATTAAATCAGATACTTCAGCATCAACATAGGCTTTGATTGATTGTTGCGAAGCTGCGTGAGAAGCTGAATTAGAAGCCATATTATCTTCGTCTTTCAAATCCAGATTCAAAGTGACTGTTCCTGACGTTCCACCGCCCGACAATCCTGTTCCAGCTACAATTGATGTAATGTTCCCTGCACCTGTTGAATAACCGTAGGATAGAATCTTATCTTGTATGGCGGCTGAAGTCATTATAGTAGTGTCATTATCTGCAAAAGACTCACTACTAATTTGAATACTGCTTGCCGCTATTTCTGATACCGTAATCCCGCTAACATTCAAAGTCACCGCACCGCTTGAGCCACCGCCACTAAGTCCTGTTCCGGCGGTCACACCAGTAATATCTCCTAACTCTTGAGTAGTCCAAACACCATCTATTGCTACAATTGCATGATTATTGGTAGGTGAAAGGTTAGCAAAATCAGTAAGTTGTGGATCATAACTTTGCCATATATCCGCACCTACTACATCATTAGTTGATGGATTGATAAATGATACTTCACTACCTGCCGATAAACTAAATGTAATTACTTCAAATTGCATAGTATATCTAAACAATTTCTTAGCACGGTCTGATAAGTCCGTTCTTGTTTTGAAAATAATACGATCTATGTTTTTACTATCTCCTTTTCTAAACCCATGCAAGATTCTTCTTACTTCATTTCTAATTTCAGAAAGGCGAGTGCGACTTTTTACGGTACGAATATCAATGGTTAAGTTGATGTGTTCATTTACGAAGTCATACAACAGCTCAGGTTGGGATTCATTATGAGCTGTTTCAAATATTCTAATAACATCTTTATCTTGTAATCGAACTCTCTTACCATCGCCTTTGTCAATGTTAGCAATATCTTGTATTGATGGCTTAGGTGCTTTCGACCAATTAGCATCAAGGATATTGACAAGTATTGCGATTGCATCAGTCACTCGGCATCACTCCATCAAAGGGCTTCATGGCTTCCCTTAAATTATTGGTGAAGGCATGAGCATCTAATTGCTTTTCAACAAGACTTTCTATTTCGGCATCAGTATAATTTAATCCATCTTCAATTGAAGATTGTGTTTCTGTCGCAATCAATTTCTCTCGAACACTTGGCATTTTAGTAACATAGTCATCCATAGCAGAAACGAGCTTTTCACTAGCCTTAGCTAAATCTTTGAAATAGCCATCCACTCAACCACCTACCCCCGCAACGATAATGGTTTCTTGATACGGGATAAGAAGTCTTTTTGTTTCTTCATCTAACTTCTGTATCTTAGCATCAAGAGATACATTTTGAGTGCCTTCTGGGAATAAAGAAGTATAATCATCTGACATTAGTATATCTCTAACTACTAGCTTTGTGCAAACATCTTCAATAACTTTGTCTAAATATCTTTCACCATAGATATATGATACTTTTAGACTGTGATTTTCAAAGAAAGGATATTGATTATTGAATAAGATTGCACCGTTATCTTCGATAGACCACCAATCTTTTTGCCTTTCTTCATCTATTATGTCTGTTTTGAATCGGTATTGTTTTATTTTTCCTACAACCGCAGTAGCAGATGAACCCGATCCACCGCCACCACTAAATGAAACGGTAATATTTGTATCTGTTGATAAATAAGCCGAACCCGGATTAGAGATAGTAAGTTTAGTTATAGCACCATTTGTTACTGTTGCAGTAGCCGCAGCATTCACACCTGTTCCGCCTGAAATACTTACAGAAGGGGCAGAAGTGTATCCTGAACCCCCACTATCTACTATAATATCACTCAATCCCCCCACATTTGAGGCAAAACTTGATGTTAAATCGGTGGTAATTGTTATAGTATTATCATCTCTTGAGCATAAAGCCACATGATTAACACCATTCAAGCCTTCAATGTAATACAATCCAGACCCTTGAACCATACCTGCTGCATCAGATGTGGTGAATGATGTTGTTGGTGTTCCTGTTTCGGTTAGTAAATCAACAGCAATTTCATTTCCTTTATCAAAAAGAAAACTATTTCTTTGACTAACAGCAACGGTGCTATTTGTTCCATCTACGGCTTCTCTCATACTACTAATAACAACAACACCATCGCCTTCATCGCTATTACCCGTAGCTAGATATTCGTTAGATATATTGAGGTTAGAACCGTTTTGTGTAAGGCTTCCAATCTGAATTGCAGCTTTTGAAGTATCAGAATCTTCGTTAATCAAAGAAGCTATTTCATCAGCTACAGATTTTTTACCAAAATCTCTAATCCATTTTGTAGTTGATGATGCAGTTGATTGAGCTGCTTGTAATGTTCCTACATGAGCTACATTCGGGCATAAAAATATTTTATCTGTATCCGACATTTTATGCGTCTTATCAACATGAAGCTCCATTCTACCTGCGGCCAATTCTCTGTAATCATCTCCTTGCCAAACCCCCATTTTTAGAATCTGCCTAATACTTCTATGATTAAGATAAACTGCACCTACATAATCTGTATAATATCTCCTACGATATGGTTTGAAAGTTGTGAAGTTTTTGTATTCATCTACTACAATACGAGGCCGCCAAGCCATTCTTGTGATTGTATCAATGTAATCTTGTCTTTTCTTAATTAGATTTTCAACACCAGATTTTGTGATTCCTCTTTCATTACTATCAGTCAATATACTTGCAGGTTGAACAAAAGCATTGTTCGCAGTAGTAAATGAATTATTTTGTGATTCGGGTGCTAACAACCAAACTAAACCACTTGAACCTGCTGATTGTGTTCCATTCAAAATATAGTCAATACCTTTAGCATTCAAATCATCATAGACTTTTATGGTATCTCCTGATACAAAACCCCACCTTCTGTAATCTGCACCAGTTATTGGGATGCGGATATTATTGCCGGATATTGATGTATCACCGCCAAGAGCTACGGGTTCAGTAGCAGGTAGCTGAAGGTATTGCACTACTTTAGCTACTGTGCTATAAGCCAATGCGTCTGGATACAAAGGCTGACTTGGCCTATGTCCGGGATTGAATGTTCTCGGCATTCTTCACCCTCCATCACTCCTTCCATGTACTAGGTGATGAATCACGGTCTGATTCCATAGACCTTCTTCGCAACTTGCACTTGTTAGCAGGGTTTCTAGGATTCTTACCGCAACGCTCACCAGTTTCAGCACCACATTGAGGACAAGGTGCAGCTTTAACGACACCCCATGCTTTTTCAAAAGAACAATCGCACATTTCATCGTCTGCGAACATCAGCTCGTTATCTCCGCCTCTCTTGGGCATACCGCAATCCTCACAGTTATCTGTTCCACCCATAGCTTGATTTTTCAAATCCCTCAACGGATCAAAATAATTTGGACCAAAGAACTTCTTTACATCGTCTTTGCTCATGAATACTTCCCCATATTGTAATCCATCTTACCGCCACACCCTGCACAGGCGGGAGTCCAACAGAAATGTAGTAGCCCACAGTCGGTGCATCTTGTACCTGCACCTATGTTCTGAATATCAAATCTTTCTCGGCCTCTACTTTGAACCCGGACTGTATGTGAATCCTTAGCCATGTTATCTTTGCTAAAGATTGACTGGTCGGATCGAGTTGAACCTGTTTTTAATTCAGCTAGACGCTTACCACGCCTTTTTTCTATCTCCAATGCTTCTTGAAGATTTATTTCACCTAATTGTAGTCCCATAAGGCAAGCCTCTCTTAAGCTCGCCCGCCTGTAACCGTAATGTATGCAATAGCTGTTGATATATCTCCTGACGCTACTGCATCAAGAGGTGTACCATCAGCACCTGCTTCAAAGGCTAGAAGTTTTTTGTTTGCCCTATCATAAGAAAAAACGTATCCGGTAGTGCTTGATTCCACATGAGCTGTATCTATGTTAGCTACATACTCAGTAAGATCTAATGCCTCACCACCTGCCCCTGCCCATGATGAGTCGGGGGTGACTTTCAATGCAACCGATAAGCGATTGCCACTAACATTCGTTCTTCCAAGTTGCTCTACGGTAAGTGCCATACAAAACTATTGTTAAGACAATCCTATTTAATAAGTTTCAAAAAAAACGCCTTTATTCGTAGATTAAGACCAATCTTATTGAGCCGCCAGTATATGCACCTGCGGCTACTGCAAAGGTAAATGTTACAGCTCCACATACTAACCCATTCCAAGCCGAAGGCTCATCAATAGTCTTACTGCCTGTTGTAGAACTTGCTGGTGCGGTGACTGTTAGAGCTAATCCACTTGTAGCCCCACCATCTGCATTCATGTTGCCGCCTTCTGAAGTCTGAAAGTTAAGAGGGGTGTTGCTTGATGTTCTAAAATCAAGAGCTGCAAGAGTATCACAGTAAGGATATTCAATACTGCTTGAATCTTCTATATCCATCGTAAGCTTCATTGAACCAGAAGTTGCACCTACTGAGCCATTTGCAGTTACCCTGCTTGGATCAAGTATGATACGACCTATTTTACCATTCATAATGACAGTAGTAGTTACACTATTTCCTGAAGCGGTTGGAATATCAACTACTTTACGGTTAATGCGTTGTCTTGAGGCATACCTGCCATCTCCATCGTCAATATCTGTGGGATTATCGGTCACTCAGAAGCCCCCGCTAAAAATTGGCGGGCTTTTCCTGTTAGCGATGCTTTTGTATCGGTATTGATTGTAGGTATTCCCCTTGAACCACACCAATTTTGCATTTGAGCCCTTGTCATTCCTGATGAAAACCCAGCTTCCATCAACATTTCATCGGTTACATCGTCAGCAGTTAAACTTGAAGATTCACTTACTATTTCTGGAACTTCAGGAAGAAGGTCAGAACTTGTTATAGTAGTTGTTTCTTCAACGACTGGTTCAGGTTCAGGTTCAGGCTCAGGTTCAGGTTCAGGCTCAGGCTCAGCTACAGGAGCTGATTTCTTAGCCGCTTCTTGAAGAGCTTTTATCATTTCTTTGCCTTGTGATTTTGGGGTTGCCCCCGTTACGATCCACATTGTAGTGCCGTTAGCAATAGCGGGTAGTATCTCTTGTTCTATCCACCAATCGGGTATATCATCCCGGCTAACGCCTCTAGCAAAGCCATACCGAACACCATTTATTGATAGCTCGGTGTATGCCTTTCCACCTGCATATTTTAAGGTAAGAGCCAAAAGGCTCACCTCAAGCATACAGTATTGTCAATCTGTGCGTATCGCCAGCTGTGTTACCTGCTGTTGTGAAAACTACTGTTGCACCTGATGTATGAGATAGTGTTGTACCTTCAAAACCACCTGAGTTATTGTGTAGTCCAAGAACCGCTAATGCTGCTGTTCCGCTTACGCCAGTTATACCTGTATCAGTTAAGTCAAAAGTTGTTGCCGTACTTGCTGATGCACATACAAGATCCACTACGAGTAGCTTCAAACCACCCTCAGCATTTCCAGCAGATACACCTGCTATTCCATTCAACCATGCGGTTGAGCTATCTCTTGTTCCCGCCCATAGTCCTGTATCCAAGACTACTGAGCTGCTTGCTTCTGTAATATTTACGTTTGCCATATTTTATTCACCTCTTTATCTCCATATCTCCAAAGCACCTAAGCACTCAAGTCCCTCACTTTACCATGCGCACCATAGAACAGTTGCCAAAGGTCGCCCATAGTATGGAACATACCCATTTGACCCAGCCTGTTGATTCCAAATGGATCGCCAGTTTCAATACCTGATTCGTGATATAGAGTAGGTTTAGCTGTGCAGAAATACATATAATCTGTATCCATGTAGTATAGACGGCTTAATCCGCCACCATCTTCAACTACATCTTTAGAAGGAATTAGAGGAACACCGTTGTATGTTGCTACGATGAAACCAGCTTCCATACCGGGAACACCTTTTACACCATTAACGCCGGGTGTGACTCTCTTCATCTCAGTAAATCTTTGCTGAGGTTGTAGTAGTTGTTGGATTTTCTCAAGTGTATCATAGCCAGTCAAGATAACTTTTGGCTGACCTCCACGTTCCCATACACTTCGGAACATACCGTCAAGGATGTTCAAAGTTAATGGTCTTTGAGCTGATGTTGTACCCGCATCTACGTTAGCATCATACCATTGTCTTGAGCTTCCATCGTCTGCTCTATCAATATTGTATTGCTTGTGGTCGCCAGCAGCTATATCGCTGAAGCTTGTAGTTTCAATGTTAGTAGCAGATATGCAACGATCTAATGATTCAAAGTCATTTAATGTAGTTGAACGGTTGCTTACATCGCTTAGAAGCATTTTATTGATAACTTCAGCGTGATGTTTAGCCATTTCCATTTTCATAACAGCTCTTGCATCTCCAAGACCGTCATCTTTGTCAGCTAAGAACATAGCTGTTTCTGATAGGTCAAAGGTATGAGCTACTGTGCGTGGTTTGTCGCTGACATGAGCAAACTCAGGCTTGATTGTATCTGGTAGTGTTCCGTTCTCAGGAAGTCCACCACCTACTGCACCTGCATTCGGTTTGCCTGTGACGACTCTCCATCCAGACTTTTCCCATGGTTTCTTTGGTAGTATAGAAAAGGCGTTGAACTCTTGGTTGAGTTGCGACCAAACCTTTCTACCAAATATTGCTTGGTATGTACCTGTTGTGGTACTCATTAAAGGCGAATCTGCCTTCAAAAGGTCTGTACCGGAATATGCCCATGCGTTAGCACCTGCACCAGCTCCGTAGTATAGCCTCTCCATATCTTCAATCGTGCGTATGTATCCTCTCGAACCACTCATATTTAGTCACCTCTTCTTACAGCCCTACGAGCTAAATCTTCAACAGCTCTCCATCCATCAAGATCAGTACCCATAGCTGCGTACTCTTCATGTGTAGGGACTCTAATATCAGTTGGTTGAACTACAACGGATTTTTGTATTTCGTTGTTAGTAGTGCGTAGGTTTGCGATTTCATGCTTTAGTGCATTAATTTGCCCTGAGTAATCTCTTGACTTCTGAACTTGTAAAGCTCTTGAAGTTTCAGTTTGGTATCGAGATTCCCACTCGCCTTTTACCATGCCTTTGAGAGATTCTTCATCACGAAGGCTTGCATAAGCCCTGTAACCTTTTTCAAGACCAGCAGGGGTAATTTCACCTGATGATGCTTTTGAACTTCTGCGAGATTTGATTACGTTTTTGTTTCCAGATGGACCTTTGTAAGCCATGTTAGAAACGCCCGGTTGCTTGATAACATATTTATTTCCGCCCGGTGCTGCAAGAGCAGGGTATGAAGGTTCAGAAGCACCTTCTCCGCTTCCTTCTGGGTCGCCTTGACCTCTATGTGTATGACCGCTATTGCCATCTACACCAGCTAAGTATGCCTTTTCAAGACCAAAATGTCCTCTTAGTTTGTCAAGATCAATTCCTTGCTCATGAGCAAACTTCTCAAGAGTATCAATGTAGGCTACTGCCGTATTGTTCTCAGTTGTCGTTTTTTCCACCGTACCTGTATCCATGTGTTTTAATACACGGCTTAGGCCATCTCTTATTTCGCTTAATGCTTCACTTTCAGTCATTTTTTGTTCACCTTTGTTTATTATTTCAGATTCATCCATCTTAAGGATTGTATAACGAGCTTCAGGATTAATCCCTTTCTTACATAGAGTAACCTCATGTAATTCTAGCTCGGTAATCTCACGGTGGGATCCATGTTCTGGTGTATGCTTTGATACACGGAACAATGCTTGCCCTCCTATTGAAAAGGCTCGAAGGTCGCCATCTCTAATTTGATTTTGCACCTCTCTTGCCTTCTGTATGTCGCTTCTTATCTTACAAACGACAAAAAGGCCGTGATCATCAACTTCTGATTTCCATACTCGGCCTTGTGAATCTGAATGGTCGGCTACAACCTCTCCGACTTGTATTCCGCTATGTGCGAGCTGAACATTTCTAAACGCTTTATTTTCCATAAACTTAGAAAAAGCTTTTTTCAACGCCTCGCCCGGTATTCTATCACCCTGCTTATCTACCATATCTACACTAGCATATCCAGCGATGTATAAATCACCACCAACTTGAGACTTCAAGATGAAATCTGAGCCGACAGCACTCCACTTAAGAGTGGGTTGTAATACAGCCTCTGCGGTTGCCATTGGTGAACTATCGTTATTCAATGGTATATGAACAGTAGGTTGTCAATGCTGTCAGGATATATCAGATTGAATCCGTGCGAATCGTGGGTTGTGCCTCTAATTCGCGGGTTTTTTCATTTTTTTCTTTAATTGGAATACGCATTATAACTTTATCACCTTCAAACTCTATTTGCGGTTCTTCAACATCTGCTTGAGGGTCTAAAGAAAGGTTAGGGATTTCCAATTTATCACCTTCTCTATCTCGATTTATAGGGTCAGCAAAAGTAGTATTATTTTCATCTGTTATTTCAGTAGCTCCTGTGGGTGCTGTAATGTCTGCTTGCATACCTGCCCAAGCTCCACCATCTCCAGATGCTCTATTCATTCTAGGAAAAACAAACTTTTCAACAACAGTCGTATCAACTATATCATCATCAATAGCTTCATTCAAAGTCCATTTGTCATCTTCTGTTTGTTCAATTCCGTATTCGCCACCAAATCTCAAAAGATGATCGTGTTTTAATCCTTCAACTCTTTCTTCTAATTCTTCTGATGTTAATGATTCCTCAGCATTGTCTATTGCTTCTCTAACGTGACCCATAAGATGGTGAACGTCATCGCCATCATCATCATCATCAATAATAGCTGGTGCTTTTACTAGCTTTCTTTTCTTTTTCTTAGTAGCTACTGAATGAACAGGTTGGTATGTTCCTTCGGTAGTTGATGACACCATGCCAACACCCGCACCGCCACCTGCACCGCCACCTGCACCGCCACCGCCACCTTCTTTGAGTAAGAAAGCAATTGGGGGGGTCCAAAGAACTTCTTGTGATTGAGCTTGTTTTACTAAATGAGGGTAGCCTTCGTATCTATCAATAAATATTCCATGCTCATCATTTCCTAGCTTAACCTTTACAGGTGCTAATATTTCAGGATATTCTAATATCACAGTATCGCCTTTAATCATTACTTCAGGCAAAGGTGGGTATATTTTTGTTTTAGATATGTCATCATTAGCAAATAATATCCATTTTGGATGTAATTCTTTTTCTTTGATAAAAGTGGATGTGGCATCCCTAACAAAAAACTCGCCTCTATCAAAAGAAGCTATTGCTTTGACTAATCCTTCATCATCTGAATTAACACAATTAGAAGGCGCAGGGAAGTGAACATTGTCAGTTGAATGGTATAATGTTCTTAATACGTTAATTCTATCTTCTAATGGTTCAAAAGATAAATCAGATCCTTTATGGACTAACAAATCAATTACATTTAACGTGCTATCGTCTAAATAAGCATCAAAGGTAAAATCGCCTTTCATATCTTTGAGGTCTTTTGAAATTGTATTAGGAACACGGGGCTCTATTGATTTTCCTCTTTTTTCAATAAGCATACGTTCTCCAGATGGTTTATGTTGAACTATCCAATCACCACTAAATCCTTTCAAGGTAGTCAAATCATCTATGTCTTTCACCACATGAGCTGGTGTAATTAGCTTATTACCAAATACGCCAGTCGGTTCGTAATCATCATCGGATTTATGCAAATCGGTTACGAGAGATGGATAACCCGTGTGATTAGATGTGAGCAATCTAATATCTTCATCTTTTGTTTGTATTGGTTTTTTACTATATGCAGGGTCTATCATACGAACATGACCTTCATGTGCTGTCCTTTGCATAATTGTAAATGGCTGTTCAGCTAACGAGAATGTTATTCCAGAGCTTAAATCGTCAGACCAAATTAAAGTAGCGGGCATTCTATGACCCCAAGCATCAGTATTACCTGTATTGTAAATAGGTGGAACTACACCCATAGATTCGGGCGATACAGGGCCCAATGTTCCCTCTTCTGATGATAGTTGGCCGGAATCAAGATTAGGTAATGACATTACTGAATGCCCACCTGAATCACCATACTTCATCAAAGAATAATTTGCTGCCGCCATGAGCTGTTGAATATTTCCTCTAGCTATGGTATTAGCTTCAACATCAGCCCAAGCATTTTCACCAAGGCTTCCAATAAATACTTCAGAACCCAATTGCTGATTGACAATACCTGCAAGCCTCATGGCTTCTCTTGTCAATGCTTTATCTGCATCTTCAAAAAATGAATTGTGAAGTTTGTGGAAATCGGGATTAGAATTAGGATGTTCTAAGCCGATAAATTGAGCTAAAGGCGCACCGTGTTCTCCTACATTCATCATAGCCCTACCAAAAGGTGCAATCATGTATGCGTCATGTGGTATTGTCATCATTGAACCTTGAGATCCTATTTCAGATGGGTGCAAATGATGGTGGAATGCCGCCGCACCACTCCAATTAGCTCTTTTTCTTTCAAAATCTAAATTAACTGTGGAATCAGATGATACAACACCAGATAATTCGCCTTGCCCTGCTTCAGTATTTGCGGCCATTGGGAAGTGAGAACCTGCAATTGAATGTCTCCCGGTAAGAGGAATCCCTTCAAACAACATTTCACCAAGCCAAGATTCATTGAATATCTTAGAATAACTTTGTGAGAATATTGTTTTTAATGAATTAATATCTCTACCTACACCGCCCCAATATAGGAATGGTTGCCACCAATGGTGGTTATGATTCGGAACTATACCTTCTTCGCTTAGATTCCAAGGCGAATTGTGATGCCTATCCGGTGCTGTTGCATTCGGTCCAGCTTCAACGGGTCCTGATTTATCTGCTGGTCGCATCCACCATGAAGCTAAAGGCGTAAATCTATCTCTCCAATTTCGCAACGCTCGACCCCAAGTAAGCCCTGCTTTTTCTGCAAACTTGTTATTTAGAAACTTAGCTTCAGGTGAACCTTGTTCAGTAGCTCCTAATTGCCCTACTAAATCCATGAATGTATCTCTTTGATTCGATGATTGATATTCTAAACCAAACAAATAAGATAACAAACCATAGTTATCTGACAATTCTGTTTTTTTTGCTTCAAAATAACCTTCTTCAGAAAGCTCAGCATAACGGCTTCTATCTATGTTGTATAAGTCTAACATTGATTCAGCTGGGTCGCCCATCATTTCAAACATAGGTCTTAGGTCGTTTCTGATTCTTCTTTCAGCTTCTCTGCTATCACTTAATTGATTTATGAAACCAAGAACATGATTTGCATAATTAGGATCACCATGTACTGCACCGTGCAAAAGAGGGCAACTATTTGATTCGGGATGAAAAGGGTGTTGTTTTCCAAATCTATTATCCATTTCAGCTTCAGGCCAATCGCCAGCGTAGCTAGTTGAAATCTTAGTATGGCCGTTAAGAAAAGCACTCATATCTTGAGGAATTACCATTGTTGATGGATTCATAGGATTATCTAAATCTCTCATAGAGTAAGGTGGTGGTTCTGAAGCTACTGCAAGAGTAGCCGCATCTTGAGGTGATTCTACAACACCTAATTCTTCTTTGTAAATATCTAAATCATATTCTCCGCCAGTAAGAGCTGAAAGAAGTGTATCGGTTCTTTTTCTTACTAGCTCATCAGACATATACTCACCTCATAGGCGAGCATAGACTTGTTCCGTGAGGCTCGCAATTTCTTCAATAATGCCGACTTTACCCGGATGTGCTTTCTTTAACTCAGTAAGTTTCTCTTCCCATGTATCAATATTATCAGTAAAGCCGCCACCATCATTTAGTTTCATGTGTAAAGAAGAACTATCTACACCATAACCTGTTTGAGCTACTGATGGCATTTTATACACTTCACTAATTGGACTTCGTGTAGGTCCATCTTCCATGTAAGGGATTCTTTGATTCGTGCTATAAACGGTTGCTCTAATCTGTTCGCTGCCTGATACTTCCATTAGTTGAGGCACATGATCATTTACTGAATCTTCTTGTTCATATTTTACAAATATTCCACGTTCTCTTAGAAATTGAGTAGTTGCATCACCTTTTTCTATTTTGCACCAACAATCGTCTGCACATGAGCCTTCATTAACACCACCTGCACCCGGAGTGAAACTACCTAGTTTATGGGTTCTTCCTTTCTTCATTTGCTTAAAGTCATCACCATCAATGTCGCCATCCTTGTCTTTATCAAGATTCTTTTGCCCGCCGACTAATGGTTTCTTTTTGCTATCTTTCTTGCCTTTGCCAATTTTGTTTTTATTGCCTTTAGGGTTTGGTAAATCCGGCATTTTTTTATCGCCACGATCTGATTTGTAACCACCTTTAGGTGAACAATCACTACAATCATCACTCTTACAACCCATGCAATTCATGTTTTTATCCATGTAAGCCATACTGCTGTTCTTTGATTTGACAATGCGTTCTAATTCATTGACTATACCTAAAAGTTGGCCTTCAGGTGTGTCGTTCATTGGGTCGTGGTATGCAAATCCTTGATTCATTGTTTAGCCGCCTCTTCTGCATCAATCCATTCCTGTAGCTCATCGTATCGGCTTTTGGATTTAGTAAATATTTCACCAGAACCGTCAAAAGGAGTATCTAATCTCATTTCGTCTGCTCCAGCTCTATTTAATGGGTCGAATATTTCTGCGGCATGAGGTGTTGATACTCGTAACCAACCTGCTTTCTGCAATAGTGCGTCAGGGTTTGAAATTGCTTTTCGTAAGTCATGATTTTCGTGTTCAACAAAAGCTATTCTTTCATTTAATGCACGAAGCTCTCCTACCACCTGCTTTAATATTTCTAATTCACCTGTATCATCGCTCATAATCCCATACCTCCAAGCATACTATTCAAACCATTCACGGGCGGGTTCGCCACTTGAGGGTTTGCTATCTCAGTCATGTTAGGTGCTTGAACAGGTGCATCATACTCTAACATCGTCATAACTTGAGGGTCTTTTTGCATAGCCGCTAATAATGAAAACATTTCATCGTATTTTTCCATTACTAACCCCAATACCATATCAAATTGAGATATACCTTCACTTGGCATACCATTACTTGCCCATTGAGCTAAATACCCTTTTCTTGTTCCAAGCATATCTCCAAGCTGCCCTGCCGCAGCTAATAACTCATCGTAATATTTCTTACCTGCCGCAGAAGCAGGTACTACTGGTGGAACAAGTGATTGGTCTTGAACGGGTTGAGTATTAGCTAAACCCGCACCTGCTGGTGTATTAGGGTCTGATGCCATCATAGCTGCATTGGGATCTGCGGGTCCGGCCTTGCGAAGGAGAGTTGAACGAATCTCTAAAGCTCTCATCCGGTCTGATATTGACCCTCTATCTGATGTAAATCCCGCCACTTTTTCACCTCAAAACACTTGATGCTTACGATAGAGTTTGTCGCTTCTGCCCGGTCTTACTACTCCGTAAGCAATAGCATCTTCCCCACCATTAAAGTTATTTTCTGTGTTTTGAGGGGTATATGTAACACCCTTACGAATCTCATCTGTATTGATGTGATTGCCTAATGCTTTAACAAGCGAATCATGTAAAACCAAATCTTCTGAAAGAGCTTTAAGTGCATTTGTAGCAGCTTCAAGATGTTTAGCCACATCATCACGATTATTCAAATCAATTGCTTTCTGCATGGCCTCAACAGAAGCAACGCATCTGCGAGCCATAGGGTCCATTTTCTTAAGGTCAAATAGTGCTTCGCCCATAACTATCAACCCATCTACCATATACCATCATATTCAAGGTTATTCATCAGACTGACCTCTTTGGCCGTCTATGTTCAATCTTTTCAATTTAGCATCTGCTAATTTTTCAGACGATGTTTTATCTGTATCTTTGTTACCTTTAGATGAAATTGGTGAACCTTCATTGTGAATTACACGTTCATTCTTTTTGGTTTGACCGCCTCTTGTTTGAGCTATTCCGCCTTCTCTAAGTGGTCTAATAGATGAACCTCTTGTTGATACCATAGCCGAAGCGTCTGGAACACTACCATGAACTGAATCAGTTACATCTCTTTTGAATACTTCAAACTCACCCATTTTCTGAACAGGAGCTTGCCCCCCGCCTTGTTCTTGAGCCATAGCAGCTTCTTGAGCAGCTACTTCTTCTTCATTTGGTTCTGAATAATCAAACTTAAGATATACATCGTCTATGTCATCTCTTAACTTAGCATTGAATCCAGCTTGTTTCATCTGCATCATGTTACGGATAGCCATTTCATCTCTTCGTAGTTGCATAATTTCATCCTCTTCTTCATGAGGGGTCAATGTTATCTCCCACTCATCTATTCCAAATGCGTCAAGCAAAGCAGGGAATAGAAGTCTGTTGTATATAGACTGAGAAAAAGATACAGACCTATTACTTACTACAATTTGCATACCTTCATTGTTTAATCCGCCACCAGATACGTCATTCATAAATACATTTGATACACCATAGAATGCAGATATTCTTTGGCGAATATCATCTTTGATAGGTATATACTGTAATTCCTCAAGAGTATCCATCATTCTAACATATTCTAAACCACCTCTTCCCGATTCAGTTTCAACACCAATTGTAGGTATGTAATTTGGATCACGTTCAAGATGCTCTTGAATATTACGAGCTGTTCTTTCAACAGTTTCCATATTAGATGATTTGATTACCATAACACCTCTTGGCATTCTTCTCTTTTGATAAGCTGAATAAACATAATTATCCATAGCTATGAGAGTATTTACTTGTCGCCACATAGTAGCTACAGGGCTTCGACCATACAATTTAGATGGCGACCATTTGCTAATATGTATTACTTCACCCTCAGTATAGACTTGACCAGAGCCTACACCTGCAAGATTCATGTAATGAATAGGAACAACGGGCATACCAGTTGTAGGGCAAAGAGCAGAAGCATCTGTTGTTCTATATGCTCTATCCACTAAGCTAGTATATTGTGAACCGCCTCTAACCCCTCTTTTGTCAGAAAGTATCCTCATAAATATAGGGTCAGCTCTTGAAATCTCTTTTATTCTAAAGAAAGTAGGTGATTTAGTTTGAGGGTCAATGAAATATTCTTTTGTGACAATTAAATATGCGTCATCAACAATATTCAAATCCATTTCCAATTCTCTTAGAACGTCTATAAATGTCTGACCCATACCATTTACATTACTGAATATTGCATCAGCGTATTCAATTTGACTCCTATCTGCCTTTCTAACTTCCCCGCCTGTTTCAGGATCCATTTCGTATTCTTGATTGAAGCGTTGGTCAGTATCTACGCTTTTAACTACAAACTTAGGCTTCCAACCCCACCCTTTTCTAAAAGTTTCAACACAAAGATGATTCAATATAGATCTTAAAACCATACATTCGTATGATGCAGCATACAAAGCAGGTATTGTGATACCTTGTAATAATGCAGGTTCTTGAATCCCTGATGTGAATAAAGGCATAGAAGGAATAGGCGTTGTATGCCTTTCCATATCTAAACCAACAGCAGAAAATATTCGGTCCATGCGTTTCTTATCAACCACTCTTCATCACCTCTTGTTTCATCAAATCAAAATTGCTAACAGATAACCTTTTACTTTTCAAAAATGCAACTTGCTTTTTCTTGTCAAGTGAATCGTGTATCATTACCATCAACGCATTCTTATCTCTTCTGAGAGCCTTCTCTAACAAAAATGCTTCGTGATTATCGGCCATAATATAAGGCAAAGCCATATCTAACGCTTTAAGCACACCCTTTTCTCCTTCTATTGTAAGACCACCTGCTGTGGGTTTAACACAATCAACCCCCATTTCTTTATTCAATGCTGTAGCATACCAAGGTGCAGTAGGGGCTTTGAAGTTTAATTCAATACGAGGAATAGATCTTATATCAAACTTAATCGTAGAACCTGTTTCAATTAAACCAGCTAAGAAACGGTGTGCATCTTTCAAAATTACATCTCGTCTTTTAATATCATAAAACAACCCTCTTCCTATTGATTTACTAACAACTCCTACCGATACAATATCATAAAGAAAACCATGTGATTTGATTAAAGAAGAAATCTCAGCCGGACTAGCTCGAACACCATTAAACTTCAAAGTATGAGCATTCAAAGCACCTTTTCTTAATAACAAATCAGAACATTGTGAAAGAATGTTTCTTTCTCTTGCAGATATTCTTTGGTCTGCATCAACAACAGATTTCCAAACATTGTATGATTCGTTTCTAGCTTGTGATGTATTTGCTGATTCCCACATTTTTACAAACCTTCTGAAAGGAATACCTAATCTTTCAGAATATCTATTCAAACGATCATAATCTATATCAGTTAATGGTAATTGCTTAACTAACTGCGGTGAAACACCCGGAAATGATGACAATATTGCTTTCCTTTCTGCAATAAGAAGGGGATAAAGTGCATCTAAAGCTTCTAACTCTTGTTTTTGAATTAATAAAGATGCCATTTCCGAACCCGTCATTCCAAAATTATCTAAGAACCAATTTTTGTCAAGAGATAATTGTATATTTGGGTCAGTAGGTAAGCCTTCTTTAGTAGGCGCAGACACTTCACCATCCACATCAGATGTAGGAGATGAGCTTTCAGGACTATCCATACCTTCTATCTCCGCACCCTGCCCCTCTTGAGTCTTAGCCTTGTTAGCCTTGTCAGCATCCACCTTTTGCGATGCTGTTAGAGCTTGCGTTGCTTCTGAAACTTTAGTTTGTAATGCTTGAGTAGCTTCAGAACCAACGGCTGCACCGAACCCTGTTGCTGCAGCTAAACCTGCTGCGGCCAAAGGATTTTTGCGAATGTCAAGAGAATCTGCAAGAGTTTCAACACCTGTCAAACTTTTGATATAACGTCTATCAAGCATCTTGCCACCCCAATCTTCTTTGCCAAGTAGCACCATCAAGAATTACAATATTTTCTCTATATTCCTTAGTAGCCTGAACTGAAAGAGCTAATGCTATAACCATATCGTCATGAGCCCCTAAACTCGCCATCTTACCATTATCAAGCATAGTAAAATATGATAATTCAGTCAATAAAGCATTCATGTGCCTTCGAGTAGCACCTTCATCCTTGTATGGAATAAGTAAATGCCGTTGTTCAAAGTGCAATTGTAATGTATGAATAAGTGCTTCCTTTTTCATCCTACTCATGTTGAAAGGTTTGATTGGTAAATCGCTAATTTCTTGAAGAACTTGATTAAATGCCATAGCAAAATTGTTAGTTTCAAGCTCTATTATAACAGGATTAAATCGGGTATTCAATTCAATTATTTTGTCTATTTGCTGATTAAAATCCATATTTTTCTCATGATGAACATGAACTACTCTTTTGTGCCTATTTTCATCCATACCTATTACAATCATACAAGTGTAGTCAGCCCTTCTATCTGCGCTGATTGCCGGATCCCAACCAATATAATAATTCAAAGCTTCATCCGGTTCAGGATAGTATGACAAAGCCAAAGTGTCATCTTTTACTCTCTCTAATGTTTCTTCGGGGAATAAGCTTGACTCACTAGCTATCGGTTTGCATAAGTATTCTCTTGTAAAAGCAATAGAAGTCATTTCACCTTTACGAGCATTCAAAGCATCAAGATTCCACCTTTCAGGCCATAGTGGTTCACCTGAAGCTTCGTTGATTGCAGGGTATTCTCTAACACAATAACCGTCTAAACTCTTTAACTCAGAATACAAATCAGTATAGGAGAAAGGCGTTCCGACAATGCACATTTGAGCAGTATGGTGAAGAACAGGAAGAAGTGCAGTATAGAACCATGTAGCTATGGACTTTAGTTGTGTTTGAGCTTCACTTGATAGAATATCGTCAAGAACTACTATGTCAGGGTGAGCCCCACGAACCGCCTTACCGATAGACATAGCACGAATAGATGACCTGTTAGTGAACTTGAATAACTGCTTAGCCCAACCTCTTTTGGGCTTTAGATGTGCAAGAGCTGGTGTTGTAACTATTAGCTCATCCATTTTAGCCATGTGGTCAATAGACTGATGCTGACTGTGGCTAAAGAATAGAACCTCAGTATTAGAGTTGTAAGCCATTTTCCATAACAAATAGCATCTAAAGAATACAGATTTACCATGATCACGGCTTGCTATAACGCATATCTTACTGTTATTCTCGGCATTCTCATACCATTCTTTGTGAAAGTTTGCGAGCTGAAATCCACATATATCTTCAAAGAAGTATTGGAAGTCACGCCTTCCCATTTCAAAATCAACCTTACTGGCTAATCTTTGAACGGCATCACTCATTGAGAATCACCTCTGCAACTATCACATACGCCATCAGGGTGTCCTTCATAATTACCTTGATGTTTTGCATTGACGGCTTCCCAAAACGCATCTACTCTTTCATCTGGTTCAGTATCAGGATGCACTTCATAATGACCGACTATGTTATCCCAAAGATTGAAACATTGGTCGCATAAAACATAGGCTGAACCATCTCCGCCCATTACTCCATCGCCCCCTCTCTTGTTGCATATCTGACACAAAAAAGGGTTATCGCAATCTTCGCTTTGACATTGATTAGAACCTAGATTGTAACTATCAGTCGAACAACGCTCACATACACCACCATCGGGTGAAAATCTGTCGCAAACATCAACCGCACATTCAGAAATATCTTCTGTCATTTCTCCTGTTTCTTTATTCTCAGACCAGCTTATTGGCTTCTCCATGTCAGCGTCAAAAACTTTTGTTCCCGGTATGCCAAAAAAAGTAGGCGGGTTTTCTTGGTATTCTCTAACTTTATCTCCCCAATCTCGAAGCTTTTCAGGATCGTCAGAAAACTTAACTATATTCCAAGCCTTTTCAAAACTTTCACTCACTATCCCACCCCGCAGGTAGCAAGCTCGTATCCCCTTTTGGAGCTTCGCCATCTTTATTGAATGCACTTGAAGGCAACAAACTCATATCATCACCTCTTCTTGCATCAAAACCTGCGTTTATTAGAGCCTCTTCGGGTGATTCGCCTTTGATTAAATCTGGTTGTAGTGAAATTATGGGTGTGTTATCATGTGTAACTTCGGGTGGTTGTTCTTCAGATAGAGATGCGAAGCCATCATTGAAGAACGGATTTGCGAATGGATCTTTAACGACAGTCCAGCTATCCGCTACTTGATGCGGTTCTGAAGCTTGTTTATCTTTTGCTTCCTGTTCCTCTTCATACTTTTGTTGTGAAATTAAAAGCCGTAGTAATTCATGGTCGTTTTCTAATTCTGAATCATTTGGAGATGGCGGTTTAGGCGCACCCTCAGCCCCGCCTCTAAATCCTGTTCCCGGTATTTCAGCTCTTACGGTTTCAGGCTGTATCTCATCATTTGATATTTCTGGTTCTTCATTATGTATCGGTGGTGAAGCAATAACGGAATCCATAGATTCGGGTATGTCTGGCTTTGGCTTATTCATTTGTTCTAATGCCATTCTATGTTGCCGAACACCAGCTTCTAAACCATCAGGATTTCTAATTAGATTATTGACTATGTATTCGTTTAGAGCTTCTTGTTCTTTTTGTTTCTGTTTGACCTTTCTTGCGAAATCGCCAAAGAACCCCTTTTCCAATTCTTCATCATTTTCGGTTTTTGGTTTTGGTTTTGGTGGTCCTGTCTTTGGTAATGGGCTACCACGCTTTCTTCTCTCATCCATCTGATTCCAATCATCAGACGAAGGTAATCTCCACCCTTTAGCTACATCCCAAGCTTGGTCAAATATATCATCTGTAGGCAAGCCGAATCGCCTCCGTGCTACCCCTATCTGTAATTTCTAATCTTGATTTGTGAACGCCATAATAATGTTCGAGAATATCTTCTGAAGCTTGTATAGCAGATGTATTACCCGCCATCAGCCTTTGTTGTCGGTTCTGCACATTGGCTACATCTTGTCTGCCCTGATTCCTTTTGTATGAGTTATACCCTGCACCTAACACATTTGAAATACCACCCGTCAAAACACCAAGATAAGGGTTAGTAGCAAACCCACCCTTTGTATTCGCCCTACCCTTCGCCTCGGTTAATGCCGTCTGAGAATCTGTTATTGCTTGGTTTCCAAATGCTCTTTTCGCTTCATCCCCAAGATTATACTGTTGATTCTGAGCAGGTGGATTCTCAGCAGGTGGATTCTGAGCAGCAGGTTTCGTCATCCCATCTGCTAAGTATTCCTCGTTTGACATCTCTTCTGGATTCGTTCCTGTTCCTGTTGTGGAGGTTAGTGGTAGCGATGCTTGTGGTATTCCTTGCCCTGCTGACCCTGTACCAGAATTGGTTTGAGTAGCGTTGTACGCATCTACACCTGCACCTACAACATTTCCTACGCCTTGAGCTAATGTTTTCGCGCCTTGAGCAAAATTACTCATAAAGCTAGTTGTTGAACTACCTGTTTGTGAGCCAGATAGATCTTGACCGCTTCGTATATTGCCTATTGTTTCTTGAGCTTCCGGTGAAGCTACACCCGGAGCGTTTTGTGTAAGTTTTACTTGAGCTGCATTTTGACCTGCATTTTGACTATCCACTCTCTGTTGCTGTAAGTTTTTATCTTGCTGACCTACCATATTTGATTGCTGTTCGGGGGTCATACCTGTTCTATCTCTTTGAGCTGCAGCTCGATTACCTGCGTTGAAAGGATTATTCCCTGCAAGAGCTGTTGTCATCCCATCTCTTACAGCACCAAGAGTGTTTCTTACAGCCCCACCTGATTGAACTCTTGTATTAACAGGCGATTGCTGACTATACTGACCTGCATTGTAGTTTTCTAACAGTCCTTTGTCAATACTAAAATTATTTTGAAGTTGGTAAGATACTGATTGTTCTTGCTCATGCAAACGAGCTTTGAGGATTAAATCATTCATGAAAACGCCACCTTTACCATTTGAACCTGCTCATGTTCGATGCCAATTGTTTTAGCAATATTTCGCCAATCTCCTTTTGTGAACAATATACTGATTACATCAGCAGTTGGTTTCTGAATATGTGCGCCCATCATAGCAATATCAGTTGGCGAGTTTATATCAAAAGCTGGAACGTCATATACATCTTCAAGAACTGCCTTAGCAAGCTCTAATTGAACATTTTCAAGGTATTCTTCTATTTGGTTTGCATCTTCTGAACGTAAAATTGTTCTATTGCCCGCAATACGGCCAAGTATAGTAGCAATTTGATCCATAATACCGCCCCCGCCTTCGCCCTGTGTATTCGCATTCATCAATGGTATATTTGCATTCCCGCCATTTATACCGTGTTGATGATTTAAGGTAGGAATTGGTGATGATACTAATGGTGGTGCTGTATTAGCTTCAGGTCTTGATATTGGTGCATCGGGTAATTCAGGAGCTTCGGGGGGTGGAGCTGTGTGAATTGTTATTGGTTCGGGCGGTAAAGCCATTGGCATTTGTTCTAGCATAGATGTTTGTGAAGGATTCAATGCTTCGGCTACATTTGGTGGGGGTGCATCATCATACCATGTAGGAACTGCTGATGTTTGAGTTACATGATGATTAAGAAGAGCTTCTGTAAATCTGTTTTTGATACTACCCGATTTAGGCATACCGTTTTGTTTTCGGCTTACATCTTCAACAAACTGTGCAGCTTGAGCGTCATCCATGTGATGATGTTCTGCAAGATAATTCACTACTTTTTGATTTGCGATACCAGAATCTTTGTCAAAGAATGAATGTCTTTGGTTAGATACCATGTTTTTCATCCAAGTTGTGTCTCGGTGATCGGGATGAATTACAGCACTTGGATTTGTTTGCGGTGCTTGGGTAACTTCAGGGTCTGTTCCTTGAAGCATTTGCATTTCGTGTTCTATATCTTGGTCAGAAAATGGTTGTTCACCATCGTCTGGTCGTATAACACGGCCATAAGTTGATTCTTGAGCGTGATGGTGATGTCCTGTCATGTGGAACGCTCGACTATCTTGCATCCACATTTCTTTTGCATGACTAAGAGCAGATGCTCTATCAATTCCTTGCCCTAAAGCATCTTGAAAGTGTTGCCGGACAGCAGTATTCATCTGAATTGCTTGATTGTTATCATTAAATGATATTAAATTGCGATTACTCAAATCTTTATGTCCTCGAATATATCTATCGTTTCTTTTAGTTTCTTCTCGACCTGCCGCTTGTAATGCTTCTTCGTAAGGTCTAGCCCAACCTTCTTCTCTTTTGGTATTAGTGCTTGTTATATGAGTTACTAATTGATTGTTAGAATTGAATGGGTTGGCATTTTTTGTTCCCGGTATAAGTATATGAGATGGTTCAGCAGAAGCTCCATGCACCCACGGCACATTGACTTGAACTGAACCTGACCTATCTGATTGAAAAGCCATAGGCATTTGAGCTATTCCTCTACCCATATTGATATTATTCTGTTGTTGAATTGCTGTATTAATTATAGGTGCGCCAGCTTGTATAGCTAATTTAGCGGCATTTTGAAAATTAGGATCAGTAGGACCGTTATGTAATACTTCATACACTTCTGAAGGAATTAAAGAGTTTCTAATAGCCATATCAATAGCATCAATTTCAACACCTGACATTTCGCTTTCTCTAACATTATGGTGGTCTAACTGCATCAAATCTTGAACTGCTGCACCTTGCCCATTCGCAAACATTTCAATAACTTGGTCTAAATCATAGACACCCCACCCTTTTTGGATGAGAAAATAATGAGGGTCAAACATCCATGAACTACTCATTTTTTGCCCACGACTCCCGCTACTAAAAGGGGTGTAGGGTCGTGAAACTGCCAAGCTTCAAGTCCTTCATCTAACTTTGTACCGCCCGTAGGTGCTGTAGCTGTATCTTTATTTGGTGTAGCACCCATTTTGTCTTTGGCTTCGTTCTCTACGCCCGCTTTTGTCAATTTATCCAATTTACGCATAAGAGCTTCAATCTTTTTCTTTAGACCGATAATTTCTGTTCTGCTTAAACTATCAAAACCGCCTTTTGCTTTTGTCATTAGTGGATCAACTGCACCAAGAGGGTCGCCAAGATCCTTATCTGTAAGTTTATCGGGTTTTCTTGCATCTTCCCTCATAGGCATAGGCATAGGCATCCTTGTTCCCATTTTAGGAGAAGGTGGTAACTGTGTTCCTTTACCTTGAGGCATTCCGCCACCCATAGGACCCGCACCCATAGGACTTGGATTCTTCATACGTTTGTTTGATTGTTGTTGATTATATTGTCCGGGATTGCGGAACTTAAGAGGCATTTGTCCTTGAGGCATTCCCCCACTTGGCGGTGGTGAACGGCCTTTAGGCATAGGCATTTTCTTGCTTGGTTTTTTCTTGGCTTTACCCTTTTTCTTGGCCTTACCTTTCTTTGCAGGTCTTTTGTTAGACTTTTTATCACGCTTATTTGATTTTTTCTTAGGTTTTTCATCATCCTCATCATCTTCGTATTTGCGTGACTTAAACCTCTCTTTTGCAGCTTTCAATAAACTCTCAGACTTACCAAATGAGTTTGTTGTTCCTCGCCCGTAATTCACATACGGTGTATCGCTTCTAACCGTGCCTCTATGTGCGCCAGCTGAAAATGATAACCCTCTTGCCCCTAAATCAACCCCCAATCTTGATTCAAGAAGCTTATTTTCTTCTTCAAATCTTGGTGAACGCTCAATTACATCAGACATTACTTCTGGTTTAATTTGAATATGTTGTAATCCCGGTAGTAATTCTCTCATAGCCTTTTCTCGTCTTTTATCGGGGTCTGCTTGGTTTCTGCTTTCTGTATCCTCAGTAGTGTTGCGTGAGTTATGAGCTAAATCATCATCATCCTCATTAGGATTGATTTGAAGATCTAATACTTCTCTCGGATTGAAACCACCAGTATGTTCTTGTGTTCTTGGTCGCCATAAGTTACCTACATCACGGGGATTAGCCGATACTTTGAGAATATCGTCATCACTCATTTATACAACGACCCTTTAGTATTGTTTTTGTAATCAAGCTCTAATCTTGCCCTATCTCTTTCAAGTTGTTTGATTGTTTTGAAAGAAGCGGCTACACGCATTGGCAAATTAAGATACCAATGAGAAAGAGATGGAACTTTAGCATAGGATTTAGCTAGTGGAACATAGGCTTGTTTAAGTTTATTCATTTCCTTCATTACATCAACGAAATCCGCTTTTTCTTCATTCTCATCATCTAAGAACGAAAATATAGCAAAACGAGTAGTCAGATTTTTTGTGTATAAATCTTCAGCAACTTCATTAGCCATATCTAATAAACCAAAAGGGGTCATTGATTCAACCCATTCTTTGACTACATAATCCATAGCATCAAGCAAATCCATCAACCCACTCCAATCAGAAGGTACATCACCGTGTAAAACATCTTCATAGTTGCTGTAAGGTCCTTCTTTGAGCTGTAACTCTTCTGGTCTTTTACCGATATGAAAACTCATTCATCCATCACCCCTGCTTCTGCTAACATTTGTCGGATAACTCTCCACTCTTCAGGGGCCTTCTCCGAGAAATACTGTTGCATTATGCTAATCACAGACACGCTTTCAACCTTATCCACTTCTTTGAGTTTATCCATCCATTTCGCAAGCTCCCCAAGAGTTTCACGAACTTCCCTGTGCATTTTAATCGCCAAATCTAAATCCTTACTAGAAACCATATCAGGATTTTCTAACATTTGTTCTTCTAACCTATCTAAGTGTAATGAAAATAAAGAATCCATTCTATTCATATTCTTTTCAACACGATTCAAACTATCATTAGTTGTCTGAATTGCTTTCGGTATAACTTCAATATTAGCTTGGCGTTGAATTAATGGTTTTGTATGTTTTTCCATGTGGTGAGAAATAGTCAATTCAGGAATATCTAATTCTTCTGAAAAATCAATTATAGTAGCTCTATGGTCAAGAATTGCTGTTTCTATTTCTATTCTTTCAGGGTGCGTACATACAGGGCAATCTACGTTTGATTCGTTGAAAAAAGCACCTGCATGATTTCTCATGTGCCTATGAGCAACACCATTAGCCCAACCTTGATCTCTATCAATATCATTAGTATCAAGACAACCAGCTCGAACATCTAATTCAAGTGAATCTCTTTCGGGATGTTGGCAGAAAGGACAATTCTTGCGTATCCGCCTCCCACTCATGTGTTAAGTGATGTTATACCATCGTTATTGGCTATTGCCCTTCAAACTTGCGTAAATGTATTCCACAATAACCCTTTTCTGATTTATCAGATATACGCCTCTTACACCTATCACCAGATGATGTATGAGCTACACACCGTTCCGCATCAGTAGGATTTCTATAACATTCAACACATACACCCGTTTGATATTTTGATTTCTTTTTTAGTGCTTTGCCGCATCTAACGCAAGCTCTTTTTGTTGGTTTCCCGTCTTTAGGTGGGGTAGGCAAAAACGAATCAGCTAAACCATGTAAATCGTCAAGAGTAATTTTTCCATCATTGTTTCTATCAAGAGTTTTCTTAGCTACAGCCTTTACATCTTGAAAATTAACTTTACCATCTTTATTGTAATCAAAAGGCGAATATTGTTGTTGGCGATTATATTGTCCGGGTTGGCGATAGTGTGCAACGGTAGGGGGTCGGTAGGGCCCCGCCATCGTCATAGATGGGGGGCTCATCGAAAAGCAGCGTATTGCCTAACTGCTAAAAAGAATGTTAAAAAAACACCCATAATAGCAACCATTGAAAATGTAGGATCCATTGTTGGACCCTTCCATAGCATTACTGATGTAATTAAAAGCATAAACGATATAATGTAAATCATCGTTGCACTTTCAACTAACATCTTATTTGGTGCTAACATCTCCATTGTCGTGTCAGCCATTGTTGTTCCATAAGGTGTGCTATCTCTTCTTTCTCTCTCGTCATTCCTTTTCATATTAACACCTCAGAGTAAAGCACCAGCACCCATCATAGCACCCATGCCGCCTTGATTTTGCATTTGCTGACCTAGAACATTCCCTATCAAGCTGCCGAAGAATCCCGGTTGGTTATTCATCATAGGATTATGAGCTTGGAGAAGCATTTGTGTTTGTTGTTGATTCATCTGAAGCTGTTGTTGGGCGGATTGACGAATTGTTTGAAGAGATAAAGATAGGTTTTCAGGTGATAAAGTCGCAATATTAGTAGGAAGTGTAGTCATATCTAAACTAAGTTTTCCATCTTCCCCTGCGGCAAGTTGAACATTTGCGAAAAAGTCTTTGAGAGATAAAGCTATTATTTCGCCCATAAGATCCATAATCATACTAAATTGATTAGCTACTATGAATGCGTTTAGAGGGTCATAATACTGCAACAACCTTGATGTGGCTATAACAGGATCATTAGCCATTTGTTGCATCATAGGATTTTGACCCGCCATTTGCATTTGCATCGGGTCCATCATTCCACTTGTCATTCCATAACCATTATTCATTCCATTCATTCCATTCATTCCGTTCATTCCTCCCATAGCACCCATTCCTCCCATAGCACCCATATTATTTGATGCACCGAATTGTTGCGTAGGTGCTTCATTACCTCTGTTAAATAGCCAACCCATTATTCTCTCTCCATTATGTTATTTGTTGTAGTCCTAGCGTATTTGTCTGAGGACTCTGATTTACCGCTGGTTGCGGTTGTGGTATTGTATTTGGGGTCATATTAGGCATTACCGCACCATTTTGAAGCCCTATTGCTTGTCTTTGAGCCATCGCATCACTTATTTGTAAAGCTCTAAGGTCAAATGTAACTGATACCAAATCTGCTACACCAGTTATAGGATTAGGGTATTGAGTCAAAACAATACCTTTCTTATGTTTCGTATCTTGCTGTATCATCTTGAAAAATGGTTCGTATTTGAGAAGAGAATCTGTTGTTGAACGATTTTGAGCAGAAGAACCGCCCATTAAGGTACTCATACCCGGAACTTTGAGAAACTTTGTTCCTTTACTAACGGGTCTTAATCCATCTGCCGTCATTTCATCTTCTTGAACTAATTTTCTTAAAGTGTGATAGATATGTAAATGAGCCGGACATAATGTGCTGTTCATCTCATCGCCATGATCACCTCTTGTTCTTGCGTGAGGAATAATTGAATTACCTGTTTCATCATCAAACCAATACAAATCAGCTAGACTAATCTTGCCCGGTAAATCGTAATCAACAATTTGTGCGTAGTCATTTTCGCCTTCAAGAAATCTTCTTACATCTACCCCGCAACAAGCACATTCAAAAGTTCCATTATATCTGTAAATACGCCATAGCCCTAGTAAATAACTAGGTGGTTTTAGTGCTTTTCTTAATTTTTTAATATTTTTTCGTCTTGCTTTTTTTGGATTGTCTGGATTTTGCACTAATTGAACCTCAACTGTGGGTACTACTTCTTCAGTTCCGCCAAAGCCACCTGCCCCCCCTGCACTAGCGATTTCTGCCCTTTGTTGGGCTTTTATCATAGGATAAGCTATTCCTGATTGTGCGGCAACTACCTTCAATTGTTCGTCAGATAAACCAGCTAATTTAGCGTTTGCAGTACCCCCCATCCACGTGGGTAAGTGATTGCCAGTCCAGCTCATGTTAGCTATCCCAACCTTGACAAGTAATTGAATGTATGCTGTTTCACAGTAGTTCTACAATAGATATTAACACCTTTTCCACATTTACGCCGTGTTGAGCTGAAATGGCATCTATGTCTGCTCTAACCCCTGCTTTTCTCAACCTTCTTAGCTCGCTTCGGAAGGGTGCAACAATAGGATGCTCTCTTTGAAGATTCTTAGCCCAAAGATAGTCAGCTTCAGGAGTCCACCAAATATCCATTTTATTTACCAGAAATACTACGACTTTAGGCATATAATTACTACGAGATGCTTTTTTTGCTTTTCTTGATATAGCAGTAGATACATCTGTTCTAGTAATGTTATCAATTAAATATTTGAATGAAGCTAACGAATCCTTAGCAAAAGCCTGACTTGTCAATACTCTATGATCAACCATGAATATGACTATTTCGCATTTGCGACCAAACATATCTTCTATCCATAGATTTCTGAATTGAGCTTGACCTGCTATATCTGCATTAGAGATTGGTATCCTATCTTTTTTGTATTTGATTAATTTTCTATGAGCTTTAGGAAGTCTAGCTTGTCCGTTCACCATAGGATGCGATGTTCGCATCTCAATAGGTATAGGGTCTATATCACCGGGAACGGTCAAATATTGATCTAAAGTAGTCTTACCCGTCATACTTGGTCCGTATATTCCGACTTTGTATGGTTTGAGAATACGATAAAACTTTTGTATTGCGTGAACCGAGCTAATGAGCAGATGCCCCGCAATAACCGCACTCATGCGGCCAGCCTACTCAGACACGGCCTTTGAGATATTCCCATAGGCCAATTGGGGATGTGCCTAATTCGTCTAATAGGATTAGGGAGGCAAAAGTTCCACCTATTCCTATTGCTAATGCTGCAACAGTCCTGACCCACCCGGCCATGCGTTCCATTTTTCTTTCGTAAGAGTTTTCTGCAAGAATCTGAGCCATTTCTGCGGCTTGTCTTTCTTGTCTTGTTGAAAAAGGCCACATTTAGTTCCCACCTGCTTCAGTTGTTGGGCCCATCATCCTCATTTGAAACAGGGGAGTTAGGCAAACCAAATAATTCTGTTCCTTGTGCTGTGGATTGCATTTGAGCCATTTGACCTTGTAGTTCTTGATAGTATTGTTGTTTCTGCATACGCCTGTTGGTCATTTGCATTTGATTTCTAAACCACTTATCATAACTAGCTTCTTTAGAAAACTCAGCTCTCATAGCCATACTATCTCTAATACCGCCTACTTGGAATAATACCATTGAGGTGCATAAGAAACCGAATGCGATTAGTCCGTATTGTAATCCCATTTCACCTGCATTAGCAGAGTCAAGATACCAACCCATGTGAGAAATAGCTACAGCTACTCCTGTCAGTAAAGATTGCCATAAAAGCATGGCTATCAGATTTACATCTACTCGATTCCCTGTTGATTCTCCTTGCGGTTGCCACATTGGTATTTGTGTTCCATTCATATTTTTCCTTCCTTTTGCTCATCTATAAGCCTAAAGTAGTGTTGTAACGCATGATTAACATACGATGATTTTGATTCTCTCCCCCTTTCTTTTTCCATTCTGCGGTATAATTCTTCCCACATCACTACTGAAACGTGTTGGCTCATTGTATCGGTCTGAAATATGAGAGCCTTAAGAGAGTTGTTATAGATGACAGGGTTGAGGTTAGATTTTTCGCATAAATTGAGTAATATCAAGACCCGCATCAACAGCTCTTGGCCGTAAGTCTTGGTCGTAATCTAATTTTAGATTGTTTTTACTATTCAAACCAGTTTTTGTGTTCTTAGTAGAACCTCGATGAAGTGCAAAACTAATCGGATTAACACCAGTCCAACAATCATCACAATTATGATCTTCACAATTACCCCCTAACATAGAAGCTGGACAGGATTCAACTGAGGGGTCTAACGAAGATGCCGAGCTTGCCTTTATTCGAGGATGCTCTAACAATTCTTCATAACCTGTTGAAAAATCGTCACCTAAACGAGGCAAACCATACGCATCATTAATCTCATTGTCTTGACCTTGGCCTATCCACGGTAATGATAGCATAACTCTTAGATTCTCTGGTATAGATTCCCACCCTCTTTTATCTAAAAATGATTTGACACCTTTGGATTCTCTTGTAGGCAACCAATAATCATTGTTGGGCGTGGCTGAAGCTATATCTGCTAACATAGCAAAATGTTTAGCACCATAATTTTTGTCTGTTTCACCCTTACCTTGTTGTAAATCCCCACTATCCATGTGCCTAAACTTGTTAGAGCCGTAATAAAACGATTCAGCAGGGGCTCTATTGGCAAAGGCAGACGCATAACTTAGAGGATCATCTTCTGTTAATTGGTGAAAATTACGCCATAATTGTGTTTGTTTTGGATTCATAGCATAATGATGTTGCTTTGCATAACACATTTTACCGTCTGAGCCACCGCAGGTTGAACCAGCTACCATACCTAATCGGCCACCTACATGACATAAATGCACAGGCATACCAAAAGAAGCTCCGGGCATTTTGTTTGGTGTTCCAAAACCACCTTTTGGATTAAGACTTACTCTTTTGTTAGCTTCTTCAACTGCACTTCTTCCTGATGTGCGACCATCACTTCCTCGAAACTTTGGAATGCTAACTTGTTCATCAACATTCCAATCCACTAATCTATTTGCTTTGTAATCATTTATTTTTTTAGGATTTTGTTCCAACCAACGAAATACTTTACCGCCCGAACCCAAACTTTGTCCTCCAAGAAGTTTGTCCCAATGAAACATCTCGTCTGGTTCACCAACGGCTTTTGCTATCACCCAAGCCTTTTCAAAAAGGTTAAGGCTATCCCTCATAATAAACTGTTGAGAGCCCATTCATCAAAAGATTACCGCACTATTCATAATGAATTGTAAAGGATAGTAAAACTGCGGGAGGAAGCTGACTCGTCTATCGTTCATGATGTTCCCCTAAAGTATGGCTGCAATAACATACTTTCTTTCCTAGCTTCCTTTCGCACTCAAAATCCGTTATTCTTTAGCTGACGAAGGGTAAAGTCAATAATCTTGATGACAGGCCACGCAACGAGGACTATGGGAATCACCACCGCACCAGCTAACAATTCAGTCCATTTGGCACGATCAGAATTGTCTGACATGGATTTTTCGCATCCGTATGCGTTTATGTTTCTTTTTAATCCAAACAATATTATTGATAAGACTTAGAAATGTCAAACGCTGTCATCTTATTCACCGCCATAGAGTTGGGCGTTTTGCTTTTCTTCGTGTTGGGTGATAAGATCCTCCCAATCCCATTCAGAAATACTAACGAATGCCTTACCTTCTTCGGTTGAAGGATCAAAGTATGTTCCTCCACCATTCCCCTCATTGTAAATCACGCCATGTTCTGTCGGAGCTTCATAAGCTATGCCCCTACGAGTTTCATAATATCGAATAGGACCGTTAATTTGGGGAAGATGGCTGAAATCTTTCATTTGTGCAGCTTCGCTACTTTCTCTAATATCTTCCTCCATGCCTTTCACGACACCCCAAGCCTTGCCGAATGCGGTCATCTTCACATCTCCATTATTTTTTGCCTAAGTGCGATAAGAGCCTCGACATTACCATCAAAACCACCTGAACCCCGTGCATCTCTCATCTGTGCCACTTCATCGGTTGTAAGTCCTGTAATGCCTTCTTCTCTAATTACATCTATGAGTTGTTCATTGGTTAAACCGTGATAACCGGGTATATTTCTCCTAACTTTGTCTAAAAGCATCTCTATTTCATCGCCTTTCACGATACCCCAAGCCTTGTCGAATGCGGTCATCTTAATCACCTGTAAGCTTCAGTATAAGCTCTCATCAAATCTCTTCCTTTACAGCCTACCAATCGGCAAACCTGTTGAACGGCTTCCATAACAGGCATACCCTGTTCAACCAAATCTCTCACTTCTTCAACGAAATCTTCTGCACCGTTCATTTCATATTGAAGCTGACCAGATGGTGTCAAATCTTCACCATCAGGATTTTCATCGTATTTCTTTACAGGTCCTCTTGGTGTAGGACCAGCTCTTTTGAATCTCTCAATGAGTCCTTTTGATCCAAGAGCTTGAGATGAGCTATCAGGTATTGAAGCTGGTTCATTGTCAAACATATCTTTGAGCCTTCCATACTCATCTTCAATACCATCATTATCTGTTTCTAATATGTCAGCCATAACTTTTCGATTATGTTCTTCACCACCAGTTGTTGATTTCATATCTGCAAATCTTTTAGGAACAGGTCTGCCACCTTCTTTGAGTGAATCCAGCTTACTATTAAACTTCTCACCGAAGTCAGCCTTAACCACATTCCATGCTTCTTCAAAACTCAACCTAACATCTCCCTTATCATTTCTATTTGTTCGGGGGAGGCACTTCTTAGCATATTTACAACTTCAGGATTTACGCCCCTCATCATAGAAGGAGGTTCATAGACATCTGAAGGTCTTGGAGTGTATGGGTTTTCTTTCAACCAAGCTTGCATGGCTTGTTCATAGGCATCATCATCAGTAAAATCAAGACCAAGCCCGTCAATAGCCTCATCATCCATGTGAGAGTGAGGCCAATCATCCAAGTAAGCGTCTAAATCCCCCTCTCTCATATAACCGCCTTTAACCCCGCCTGTTTCACCGTATCTTTGTGAAACTAAATCACTAAGCTCTTTACCCGATCCTTGTAAGGCATCCAAATAGCCCATGCCATAATCGCCAGCTTCATCGTCATTCATGCCCATAGCCATACTAACTATGTGTTGAATGAGCCTTCTTTCTTCGTCATCATGCTCTTGGCCCATTTTTACGATCCCCCAAGCATTGTCGAATGCGGTCATCATTCATCTCTCCAATTCGGGCTTGAGTCTGGATGTGGGTCAGGATTACAACTGCAACTCGCCCACGGCGACTTTTCACCACTCATTCGTATTTTGACTTGTTCATTACAAGTAGGACATATCGGTGCATTTTCTAAATCCTCATGCGAAACGACTCTATCCAATTCATCAAAAAAATCCTCAACCTTATCGCTTTTCACGACACCCCAAGCCTTGTCGAATGCTGTCATCTTAATCATCACTCCACGGCGGCTCTCCATTTTGACATGGTGAGCAACCACCCATTGACATCATTTCTGATGCACAATTAGAACAGAAATTAGCATCATCCCACTCATAGGGCATAAGAGGATGCAATTTACATTGAATAAACATTTTTGCTTCTTCGCCGCACATGGCACAACCTATTCCTTGATACGATGGTGGTTTTGTCTCCAAGTTTTCTTCTTTGCTAACTTTTGATTGCTGACAATTTCGACAACGTGTAGAGCCATCCTGTCTTTCGATTAAACGTGGACTATCGCAACACGAACCTGCCTTAACAACACCCCAAGCCTTCTCAAAATTATCAGGTTGCATCAAACCGCCATCGGCATTATCATGCACATCGTCAATATGTGCGTTTAGTCCAAACTCTTGAGCTACTTGACCCAATGCCTTTTCCAATTCAAAGTAAAACCCAGATTCATCATCTACGCCACCTTCAACATCTCCGTGCAGGGTTATACTAATTATTACTTGACTCATCTTAATCATCTCAATACATATTTCTAAAATCTACGGGTGAACCTGATTGTTCATCATTAGCTAATCTTGATAATAATTCCATCATGTTCATTCTTTCGACTCTTCCTCTTTGGCCGTGTCGGTCATGATCATAACTAAATCCACTTTCACCATAATTTCCATCACCAACTCTATCGTATTGTAATCTGTAATTCAAATCATAAGGGAAATCATTTGAGTATTGATCCATGCCACTAAGCGATTCTCTTTCATCGTCTTGCATTTCCCAATCATCTTGGAAAAGCTCTTTTTCAGATGGTCTGCCCCGTGAAAGACCAGCGAAATCACCCCCCATGTCTGTACCTGTGTGCATCCACATTTCTGGGTTTTGAGATAGCATTTCTATTATTGGAAGCATAGATTTTGGCATTTTGACATAGACCATCTCTTCGTCAGTCATCGCCTTTTTCATGAAATTATATCTTCCCTTAGCATCTTCTTCTGCATATTTTTTCTCTCTTTCTTCGGGTGTTGATAGACAATGGGTGCATTTACCACTCATATCAGTAGTTATGCAGTTCTCGCACATCTCATCATCTTCATCTTCATCTTTAGCTATCTTCCAAGATTTATTGAACGCATCGCTCATGTAATTTGATCTATGAAGGACAATAGATTTTAACAGTTCACTAAATATCGTCATAAAATCCTAAGCTTTGGCGTAATTTTAACTTTTCTTTGTGATCTCTTAGCAGTTCAATAGCTCTTTCGATATTGATTTCGTTTGTTTCTCGGTTTCTAGCTTGATTTAGAAGCATACTGAAATCTTCTTTTACCTTGCCTCTAATTTGATGTCCTTTCTTTGAACCTCTTGACCTATTCAAAGCTTCAAAATAATAAGATTCTATTGCGGTATCTAAATCATCAAAAGGACCAGAATAATTATCGGTGGCCGACCTTGCATCTGTAGCATTAACAAAACCACCACAGTTTGGGCAAAAACCAAGCTCATCAAGCACATCAAGTTTTGATGATCCACTAATTGGGATTCTTTTTGCTTGACCTATACTCATTAGAGGATTACCACAGTTAGTGCAATTGAAACCCCATTTGTTAGACCATTCATCAGTCAAGTGTATTCCTCCTTGCGTTTTCTCTTGCCCTAAGCCCCATAGATTCTTCAAAAGACCGATTTTCTTTAGGGTTACGAGCTAAATCTAATATATCTGCAACATCGGAATCGGGATATTTATTTAATGCCTCGAATCTCTCTTCTGGTGTTGCCCCCATTATGTGAGCTTCAGCAGCGTGAGCTGCATACTCTTGAGATGAAAACCATTTTCTATTCACTTCTCGTTGCATCTGTCTCGCCATCTCCCTTTTCTCAGAATCGCTCAATCCTTCGGGATATTCGCCTCTTTGCCGTGCATATTCCCATAAATCATCGGAATGAGGTTGGTTTAGTGCTTGATGAGTTTGCTCATGTGCAAAGACTTGAGCTATCCTTCTAATCATCTCATCCTCATCTGTTTTACCACCCCAGCTCGGATCATCCCATGTCATACCGCCTAAATTAACGAATGCTTCATCATTATTTGGGTCATACCCCCCTGCTGTGAGCATATCGGGGAATCTTCGGAGATAACGAAACTCTTTCACAATCTTTGGGTGAATGTTGCCTTCGGGGTCTGTAGCTACCCATGGCTTTTGTGATGCACTATCAATCATGCCTTCATCTACTAGCTTATTCCAATAATCAACGGTATCGTTTTCAATATTGGTAACTCTAATCGGTAAATCCTTGCCCTCATATTCTTTAGGGGACTCCGAAATATCAGTTATCATTTCATTTAGCCTATCTCTTGATAGTCCTTGACCTTGCTTATCATTAGCCATTTGGAATAGAACCATTTGCAGATATGAGCCGAGTTCGGGGTCATCACCTTCTTCTACCCAATTCGCATAACCTTGTGCATCACCTTGTTCTGACTCCCAAAGCATTGGGTTGTCATCATTATGCCCAATCATCCTATCCTCTGCTACATTGATTACATTAAACTCGTAATTCTCAGCATCATCGTGCCAATCATCAGTATTGACTTGATAGGGGTGATAGATAGGCATCTTCACCAAATCCCAAGCTCGGTCAAAGGCGGTCATTCTCGCTTCAACCCCTCTAATTCTTTGTGATGGCGCATAACCCGATTTATACGTTCTTGTGCGCTTTCTACTGTCCTGTAATCCTCATCAGACCACACTTCAGAAAAGGTGTCCGATGGAACATCAGTTTCCGAAGTCCAAAATCGGGGGTTATCATTTCCCGCTTCCATTTCTTGTGTGGGTTCTGAATGGATGATGACGGGGTAAGTATCGGGGTGTGATTCAGGCCACCTTTCCCTATCTCTATCTGCGGCTTTGGTCGCATGGGTCAAAGCCTCAATTGGGCTACCTGCAAACCACGCCAAACGATTACCCATAGAATCAGGATTAGGTTTCAACAACCCTGCTTCTTGAATCTCTTTCCATCGTTTTGAAGAAGTGCCATGAAACGGCATCTTCACAACATCCCACGCTCGGTCAAAGGCGGTCATTTGCTCACTTGCTAACTTTTCTTGCCATTCTTCACTTTTGCTCTCATCAAGGTGAAAATCGCCAATCTTATCTCTTTTTGATTCGGGATTTGGAAGAAATATACGAGCATACTTTGATTTTTTACGGTTTTTACGAGGTCTTGCGAGATTTGCTATATCATCTTGCATATTTCTCCAAGATTCTTCCGAATCAAGGTATTTTCCCTCATCATTTACAAGATTAGTGGGTTCTAAATGATCTCTAAACATCTTTTCAGGTTTGTCTGAATTGGGCATAAATGTTTCTATGGGGTCTGCGACATGGATAAAGTGTTGAACATTCTCATAGCCATCCTCTTTATCGTATGCTTGTTGAAGAGGGGCTATCATAGAATCCTCCCTACTCCTACGCCATGCTCGGTCAAAGGCGGTCATTAGAAATCACCCGCACAGTCGCAGGGTCTTTTCCAATTAGGAGGGTAATAAGGTAAGTTTGGGTATCTGCCATAAGTGTCTTTCACCTTCTCGCAAAGCCAACACCTTTCTTTCTTAGCTACAGACCAAGCATCCTCAAACACATCACCAGAAGCTGTGAAATCGCCCGAAAAGTCCTCAGATATACAAGATTCCCATTGTTCAAGCACCTTTTTTGCTTTGGGGGCCATATCCTCATCCCCCATCAATTCTGCTTCGGGGTCATCATACACAAGCCATTCCAACCATGAATGAAGTTCATCGCAATCTAATTCGCCCTCACCAAAACCATCTGTTCCGCCTTCAACACCTTTAGACCATATCCAAGGGTTGCTTTTGCTGTAATCTCCGGTCAATTCTTGATACAATTGTAGAGCTTCAAGACAGCACTTATCCGGTTCACCACCACCGCCACCAAGATTTACTTCAACTTCTTCATCCTCAAAAGGCATCTGTTCCTGTTCAACCATCCTTGCCGTTCCAGCTCTTTGTTGATCAAACTGTTTTGAAACACCTTCATTAAAATCCCCACCTTGATATTCTTCCGTAAAACCACAATGACCGCAACCTAACGAGATGCTATCATCAGACTCTCGAATTACCATCGCCCATTCGTCACATTCAGGACACTTTGATTCACCTATACCTTCTGCGTCTTTTTCTTCTTCTAATTGTCTAAGTGCGTTTTCTTCTGCTTCTTCTTCTTCATCCACATAGCTCATTGTAGATGTGAAAGGAATACCTGCATCTCTCATACGAATCATGACTTCATCTGGTGTCGCACCTCTTAACGACCAATCAAGCTCCCAATCTCTACCGCCTTTTGGAAAACCACCACCCGCATCAAAAGAAATACCTTCAGCCATTAGCTCATCCCGGAGAGCCCATAACTTCTCAGCCACTTCAGGATCTGATGTATCTGTATTAACTGAGTGATAAAACGGAGCTTTAGCTATCTTCCAAGCCGAATCAAACGGGTTATCCGCTACGCTCATCAATTAGAGTTAAAATGACAATGGTTTATCGTTTTATCTTATCAACCAAAAAAAGAAACCATACAGGAAATAATTTTAGAAAGGCACTACTTATCATAATTTTCACCTAATATTTGAGCTTGAGCAAACACTTCATCCATTAATTTACGTTGCGTTTCTAAATAATCACGCCATACAGGTTTTCGATTAACCTTCATCATTTCTTCTAATTGAATATCCCAATACTCTTCAGTCATACTCATATTACTCTCTCTTTCTATACCCGCTTACCCAAACCCAAAAACTGTTAGAAACAGACCAAAAACATTTATCTAGCTTGTTCATTGTTCGCCTCATCAATCAAAGTATGAATAAGGTGGCTAAATTGCATGGCGATAATTACAAAAAATGTATTGACATAAAACATCGCCATTTCTAATTTTAATGGTTGTGAAACTATGCTCTCTAACATCGCCATTTCAATCATGGTGTAAAAACTACACCACTTGTATTTGTAGTTTTAATCGTAAAGAGTAATTAACGAGAGTTTTTCTCATTTTGTACCTTAACTCGGACTTCTTGAGCTGCCGCTTTTACGGACTGAAGAGCTTTTCTTACTCTTGTTCCAGCAGCGGAATTGCCTTTGTCGTGCTTATCAGCATCAGGCAGGGCGGTTGTTAGTGTTTCAATCATGTTTGATATTAGTTCCTTGACGGACATGATACTTGTGCCAAGCTTGACAGTTATATGTGTTTTCGTGTTTTAACAGCTCTAAAGGCGATTATTACGGGTAAATATAATTACCATCCTCATCTTGACGAATCTGACCCTTCATCATTAGGTGGGATAACTTGGTAGCCCATAGCCTCAAGGACACTCTTTGCAGCTTCTATTACCGGGTTATAATCAGGCTCATAGCCCTCATCCCATACAGAATATGCGTCATTAGCACTTATGAATGAATCATCAAGCATCCCATCAAGAGGATGTGGATTAGGGTTATCTCTATCTCTCATCGGAATGCTAATTTCACCCATCCCTTTTTCCCAAGTCTTATCTCTAATCCTATCAACTGAATCGCTGTAATTCATATTAAAAGAAGGTTCGCCATTCGGATCGAGAGGTGGCTTATCTTCTTTCATAGACTTTCTGACAACATCCCATGCTTTCTCAAAATCACTCATACTCAAACACAATTCCTACACAAGTCCATTCCATGACCACCATAATCGCCACTACCTTCAGCTGGCGCACCACAGTTGCCACATTCACCAATCATTTCAGCAGAATATGGTGTAGGGTGTTCCGCCATGATTCTTTCCCACATATCTGCGGCAGAATCAGATTGAAGTTCAAAACGATTGTAAGCATCCTCACTCATATTTTCCGTTAGCCTCTCGTAAATCTCATCTTCATCAAAGAATCTGAAAGGACTAGATGCAGCAGTATGCCTCATTCTATCTAAATCTCTTGGGTTTAGCTCACCTGTTTCGCTACTCCCCATCCATGAAGGCACTTTGTCTCTCAACCTTTGCCCTTTCATATCATCAGGATGTGCAAACTCTTCTGCATCAGCTCTTTCTCTCAAGGATAATTCCTTCGTTATTTTCCAAGCCTTCTCAAAACTCGCACCATCGGACATTGTTTGACCTACAAAGGCACTTCATTTTAACAGTTCTCTAACTTTTGACTACTATTGTGTTTCAACTACTTCCCAATCGTGATCTTCCTCACCATCAGCACAAAACTCATCACTATCTATAAAACCACCATCATTAGCTATGGCTACCGCACCGCAATCCATACACTTGTAACGTGTAGTCCATTGAGGACTACCGTCTTGATTTGTGTCGTTAATCCAAGATTGCATGATGTATTCAGTATCGTCAAGCTCTTTGACAACATTCCATGCTTTCTCAAATGATTCCTTTTTACCAGATTTCTTATCCATCTCAGCATAGCAAGGACACTTTGGAGCTTTACTTGAACACTTTGTTATCCCCTTCTTCATGCAAATGCAGGGGTTAGACTTGGTTGCACCGCAACAGCATCCATCTTTCATTAACAATTCCACCTATCAAGAGCTGCACCTTTTGGTGTTTTCTTACCCTCTTTACTGGTGGGCCCTTTGACACCACCCATTCGAGCGCAGAATGATTTTCTTCTTTTTGCTTTCTTACTATCTGGATCAAGCGTTGATGGTTTTTCAGTCACAGGTGGCTTTAGATTAGCTCCCTCTTCTTTCTTTGCCTTAGCTCTACCTTTGGCATTTAACCCACCTTCTTTGCTATGTTTGTTAGGGTTGTACCCATGAAATGGTTTGTCGTCTTTCTTCTTTTCTTTCTTCTCTAAGATTCCATGAACGGTAGTGCAGACATTACAACCGCACTCATAGCTCTTGTTAGTCAGCTTATTCCAATTCTTCTTATCAGGGTAGTCCTTATCTCCGGGTTTAGCTGCCTTCTCGCCTCTTTTCCTCTTAGCATGAACATTATCCCAAAGACCACGTTTGCCTTTATCCATGTAGGCCATGCTTTTTCGAGTTTCTTCAAATCGTTTCGTTTCCTCACAGCTAACGCAATCACAATCACCTAAGCCCGCCCCTGATTTACAATAAGAACCATCTTCATTAACGTGCAAAGCCGCTGCCCAACACCAATCACCATCGCCACCGTGTAAAATACAGGGTTCTGCCTCATAACCGTCATCGCTATGTTCTCTTGCGAGTATTTGACAATTATCTCTATCCTTATATTCTTCTATCTCATAGTCAATCATCTCATCATCTCTGCTTCCTGAATCAAATATGTAAGGTGGACTCATTTTTACTACAGGCCAAGCCGTAGAGAACGCATCCGACATAAACAAATCTAAGATACAATAGATTTTAACACTTATCTTTTACGCTGAGCTTTTTCTTCTCTGGTTGGATGACTCATCCAATGTGGTTTTTGCCCATCGCTTAACGAATCTCCAAACTCACCGGAGCTAGGAAGAACCTTGTCATGCCATCCCGTATCAAAGCTTTCTGGATATTCGTTGCGACCCATCAATCTACCCGGACTTTGTTCCTCAAGGGGCGTTGCTTCGCCATCCGAATGATACTCACGGTAATCCCTATTCCTCTGACCTTCACGGTTAGAGTCTATATTCATATCCATGTCGCCATCCTCTAATATCCCCTCTACTGATTTAGGTCGTGTAAGAATACGCCTTAGATTTTCATCAGGCTCACTCATATTTCTCTCAACATACTCATCGTGTTGAGCCTTCTCTCTTCGAGCCATCATAGCCAAGATTGCAGGGTGGATAGTGCCTTCAGACTCAAAGCCATCTCCCATATATGGTCCATTACCTTCTGGTAATCCAGCGAACATAAACTTATCATTACCTCTTCGCCTTACTGCTTGCTGATTAGGTAACGCCTTGACGATGCGCCAAGCTCTATCGAAACTATCCGGCATGACTACACCTTTTCTGCAATCGTATTTGAGCATTATCTTAACACAGCAAGATCCCCGCAAAAAAATATGGTATGGAAAAAATACAGCTAGAAAACGCAAAAACTGACAGCATTG